AAAATAGCCGTTTGATTCAAAAGGGCATTGACGCATCACCCGGTTAGATCTACTCTTTTGCCCCGTGGTTACGCTCGTAACCGGCCTCTCAGGGCCGATATAGCTCAGTTGGTAGAGCAGCGCATTCGTAATGCGAAGGTCGTAGGTTCGACTCCTATTATCGGCACCATCATTTCATCCAGTACCATCCCCAATCGTCCATTTTTCCTTGTTTTTCGCGGTGTTGACTGTTTTGTTTGTCCGCCGTTATCCACCTTTTACCGTTGCAATCCAAATTTAAAACGGGTACATAAACGGGTATCTGAGTTTGAGGCGGGTACCTATGAAACTAAACGCACGACAGGTCGAGACGGCAAAGCCTGCCGAAAAAGACTACAAGCTGCCAGACGGTAACGGGCTTATTCTGCTGGTGAAAACCAGTGGGGCAAAATACTGGCGCTATCGCTATACCTTCGCCGGTAAAGAAAAGATGCTGGCGCTCGGTGTGTACCCGGCTGTTTCGCTGGCGGCCGCTCGCGAAAAGCGAGACGAGGCCAGGCGGAACGTTGCAGCAGGTGTTGACCCGGTGAAGGTCAAAAGCCATGTTGCAGCTGCGGCAGCAAAGACGATCACGTTTAAAGAGATTGCCGCAGAATGGCACGAATTCAAGAAGCCGCGCTGGTCGCCTGGCTATGCCTCTGACATTCTCGAAGCGTTCAACAAAGATATTTTCCCAGCTGTGGGTAAGCTGCCAGTTGCTGAAATCGAACCGGTTCAGATGCTGGCGGCACTGCGCAAAATTGAGAATCGCGGCGCAACCGAGAAAGCAGCCAAAACGCGCCGGTGGTGCGGTGAAGTATTCAGCTATGCAGTTGCGACCGGGCGCGCGAAGTATAACCCCGTCAGCGAACTGAACAGTGCCATGACCGGCCATAAGGGGGAGTCCTTTCCCTTCCTGACGGCTGAAGAACTGCCCGATTTTCTGGCGGCGCTTGAAGGTTACAAGGGGAGTCCGTTCCCCCGGTTGGGTTTGCAGATCATGATGCTGGCAGGGCTGCGTACTTACGAACTGCGGCATTCAAAATGGGAATGGGTAGATTTCGATAACCGGCTGTGGGAGATACCTGCCGAATTTATGAAGATGGACCGCCCGCACCTGGTACCGCTTTCCGATCAGCTTGTTGTATTGCTGAAAGAGTTGCACGGTCTGACAGGTCGATACGTGAATATGTTCCCCGGCAGGAATGACCCGTCAAAGGTAATGAGCGAGAACACAATAAACCGGATGATCCACACGCTGGGATATAAGGGGAGGGTAGTAGGGCATGGCTTCCGGCATACGTTCAGCACCATCCTGAACGATAAAGGATTCAACTCTGACTGGGTTGAACTCCAGATCGCTCACGTGGACAAGAACAATATACGCGGGGTTTATAACCATGCCCTGTATATGGAAGGGCGTCGGGAGATGATGCAGTGGTATGCGGATTATATTGACCAGCTGCGTTTGATTTAAAGAAACTGTTTTTTCCACTCTTCGACCTCGCCGCGTACCCAGCGGGAGGTTCGGCTCCCGAGCTTCTTAGGCTTCGGAAATTCGTTATTACTGATGCGCTCATAAATGCTGGATTTTTTCAGGCCAACAGAGCGCTCAACTTCTTTGATATTAATCAGGTCAGTGTCAGAGATAACCGGTGTCATGCTATACCTCTCTTTTTCATGGCATCGAGCAGGATGTCCTGCACTGTTCGTTTTGAGTTACGCCGCTCCATCACCATTTCGTCCATAGTGTCGGCGGCGATAATGTAGTGAATGAACACCGGGCGGTTGTGTCCGGCCTGAATCTGCCGGGTTGGCCCGATGCGTTCGATAATTTGCTGGTACTGCTCCAGGTCCCACCAGTGCGAGAAAAACACCAGTATGTTGCCGCCGTCCTGCATATTCAGGCCGTGGCCTGCGCTGGCCGGGTGCGCGAACAGGACCGGTATTTTTCCGGCGTTCCAGTCGCGAAGGGTCTGTGGATCCTGGTCGAGGTGGCGACCGCGTGGAAATGCTTTAAGCAGGCGCTCAAGGTCGTGTTTCCAGTGGTAGGCCACCAGCACCGGCGCGCCGGCTGCTTCGGTGAGAATACTGTCCAGCGCCTGCAGCTTCGCGTCGTGCAGTTCGGACCAGCTCCCGGCGTCGTCGGTGTACACCGCGCCGCTGGCAATTTGCAGACATTTTACCGTCTTTGCCGCGGCGTTCGGCGCTTCGATGCCTTCGCCGTTCAGTTCAAGGAACATTTCTTTTTCCATTTCACGATATTGTTGGCGGGCCTTCGGCGGCATATCCACGCGGATCACGTTGTGGACAGGCTCTTTGATATCGAACCAGTCGGCGGCATCAAGGGAGATAGTGACGTCGGCCAGGGCGAGCTGTATTTCGTCCTGCGAGTGTGCGAACGGCTCCAGCTTCGTCCAGCTCTGCCCCGGAAATTGTATTGAGTTGAACCAGCGGGAGGTAAACGCGCCATAGGTGCGCCCGAGGCGCTGCCCCTGATCCACAAACCACGCCTGCCCCCACAAATCCACCAGGCCGTTCGGCGCTGGCGTACCGGTGAGATTCATCCAGCGCCGAACGTGCTTATGCGCCACTTTGCCCAGCGCCGCAGCGCGCTTACCACCACCGCGCAGCCGGAAGGATTTCAGCCGGGTGCTTTCGTCGGGAATGACGGTGCCGAACGGCCAGCGGCCGCCCAGCTCTTCCACCAGCCAGACCAGATTGTCGTAGTTGATGGTAAACACGCTCGCGTTGCTGTTCGCCAGTGCCGCCGCGCGCGCTTTGGCATTACCGACAATCGGCTGTACCTCGATATTGCGCAGATGCCCCCATTTAACCGCTTCATCCGGCCAGGTGCTGGCCGCCACGCGCAGCGGTGCGAGAACCAGCGCGGGCTGTGTCTCCGCTCCCGCCATAAAGAGATCTTCCAGCGTGGTGAGCGTCGCCACGGTTTTACCCATGCCCATGCCCGCCCAGATGTTGCAGCGCAGGATGTCGATTTCGTGGTTGATGATGAGGTCTTGATACGGGCGGGGGGTAAACATTTTAGAAGGGGAATTAACTGACACGTTTTTCCTCCCAATATAATCTGCCACCGCTTTGACCTGTATACCGCCCGGTCTGCCCCTTAGCTGTAAACTCCAGTGTGCCAGCGGTAAACAGCATCACCATAGCGCCATCGTACGGGCCGCCGATCAGGCGGAATTTACTGCGTCGTTGGACTTTTCGCACAATATCCCCTCCAGATTTTTGCTATCCAGTACCACCACGGTAAAGCCCAGCGCGCGGAGCCGTTCGTGCTCGCGCAACTGGTCGGCGCGTGGTGGTTTGCCGGGTGCCTTGCATTCAACAAAGACGAGGCGGCCACCAGGTAGCAGGACAATTCGATCCGGTACCGAGCGGCGACCGGGTGACACGAACTTAAAGGCGATCCCGCCAGCCTTTTTTACTTCGGTGACGAGGTGCTTTTCGATAAGGCTTTCACGTTCGTAGGCCATTTACTTCACCTGCTTTTCAGCCCTCAGTACCATCCGGCTACCATCATCAAGACCCCAGCTAATTTCGCCGCCTTCTGCCATTACCAGCTGCCAAACTAACTGCGCGGCTTCGTTCGTTACGTCACGCCCAGGGTCATTGCCAACACGCAAGCGACCGCCGTCAACATCGCGCATTTTTGCCAACATGATCTTTTTGGATAGCGGGGAGAACCCCAGTTGTAGTTTCGCTGTATTACGCATCATTCACCTCCCTACGCTTTTCGCGCATGTTCTGCATCAGGCAAAAATCAGACCGGCGTTCGCTCCAGTCCTGATTCAGTTCGTTACGTGATTCGCGGTTGGCTTTCGCCCAGACCTTCGCCGCCCGGCCATACTCGCCTGATTGCTCAAGGCGCAAAGCCTCCCGCGCAGTCCGGTAATAAAGCGGACTGTCCCGATATTTAAATGACATAGGGGTTACCTCAAGTAAAAAGCCCTGCAAATGCAGGGCTTTTTACTTTTTAGGAAAATGATTGATTAAGATGAAGCGTTCGCTATTTGAGCTTCATTAAATGTGAAACCGGCCTGTTTAAGGCGCTGGATTAAGCGAGGTACAGTTTCTCGAACATGATCATTAAAGTTGAGATAAAGAATACCCGCAGCATCAGAAGGCTGTTCAAGGTGTTGCTTCTGCAAGATGACCACGTTACTGCGGCCGAGTGATGATAACAACATCCCCATTTCTAGAACTACGTTTTGACGAGCCCTGGGCAGGGCTGCTTCTTGACCGTCTCTTTTGGAGTATCCCACATCATCGGGAGTGAGAAGAACAATGCCGAAACGAGTCGCTGTCTGCCCTTGACCAATTTCACGCTCAAGTTCTTCAATTATCGTAAGTCCAGTGCCACCTGTATTCTGCAAAATAAAATGATCAGGTAACCCAAGCTTATGAAGAATGAGCTCAAGCTGCTCTTTTGCTGCATGGTCGTGACCGTGAACGATGAAAATCTTTTTGGCTGGCTCTTGAACCAGGGCTGGCTGAACTCGTTGAGCTGGCGCGTTACCCAAGTGTTCATTAATAATGGCTTCAACTTCTGGTTTTGCCGCTTGTGAGCCTTGAATCAAAATCGTTCCGGTGTGGTAAAGCGTTATGATGGCACCATTACTTAAACGATAACAATCATGACCGGCTTTGTTTTCTTCTCCGGTAACATCAAATCCGGATTCGACTAAAAATTGACGAAAAGTTTCGACAGGGTGTGGGTATTTGAGAGCCATTTCATTGAGATCCTGCATCATTATTTTCCTATAAAATAAGCAATATTTAGCAAAGCAGCAATGACAGCGATCAGCTAATCCTTACGGTAGTGGTACGCCTCGAAGCCGCCCGCGTTCAGCGGGATATCGGGCGCCCATTCAGGGTTAGTGGAGAGCAGCGCGGAAAGCGCCGTATCGTTAAAATCGTCTGTGTCCGGCGCTTCGGTGATCACCTCATCGTGAACCGTCAGCACAATGCTGTAACCGGCATCCTCGATCAGCGGCATGTTTCCGGCCAAAACGTCGCGGGCGGCCGCCTGAGTGACGTTTTCCACCAGCTTTCCGCCGTAGGTTTTGAGCCGCTGCCATTTGCGCGAGTAGGAGTTAACGCCCTGATAGGTGATGTTTCCCTTCTCGATGGACGGGGAGGGGTAGCAGAGTGCGCGCCCGGACGGCAGCTGGATGCGCAGCCATGCGCCATCGCGGCGGACTTTCAGATAGCCGCAGTACAGCGTCTTTTTCGGTGTAGCGATGGCGGTGCGGACGGTGCGCTCAAGCTCGTACCAGAAATCGCAGGTCGCGGGATGCGCCCGGCGCCAGAGACGTTTGAGCGAGTCACATGCGATGAATACACGCTCGGACAGGCCAAAGGTCGATTTACGTTTAACCGATTCGACGTACCAGCTTTTCGCCTCGCGGATGACATCACGGGGGATATTCGGCAGCGCGGCGTTCGCCAGCTCGTCGAGGTCGAGACCGTAGACCAAGGCGAAGGTAAGAAATGCCGCAACACCCCCGCCGAAGCCGAGGCCCAGCTCCATCACCTTGCCGATTTGGCGCTGGTATTTATCAACATCGTCCGGCGAGATATTGAAGGCGCGGGCGTAGGCCAGTTTATACAGATCCGGTCCGGTCCCCTCGTCGTACTCCCGGAATGCGTCCAGCTTCCACTGCTCGCAGGCAAGCCAGGCCAGTTTTCGCCCCTCGATATTCGACAGGTCGCTAACCACCAGCTTTTTGCCTTCCGGTGCCATGATGCAGCCGCGCAGCGCCGAGCTGGTCAGCTCCATGATGTTATCGAAAAGCAGATCGGCGCATCCGGCTTTCAGCGCCTCGATACCCTCGTCTATCTGGTCCTGCTCGAGTGAAGGGCGGGGCAGGTTCTGAGGCTGGAATAAACGCCCGGCCCAGCGCCCGGTACGCGATGCGCCACAGAACTGCAGCGTGCCGCGCAGACGTCACGCCCTTCATCAGCGATTTGTACTTGCTGGTGCTGGTGGTGCTGGCCTGCAGGCGAATAGCCAGCAGCTCTTTCACCGCCGACGGCAAATCAGGATCCGCCATACGGCGCTCCAGCGTGCTGCGCTGCATGTCCGGCAGCTCCACGCCGTAGGATTCAACAATGTGCTTAATCAATGCATCGCGCTGCGTGGCCGCCTGCACTTCGCCGTCGGTCATTACCTGCGTGCGTTTCGCCAGGCTTTTTTGTTCGAGGTCTACCGCCTCGATCGCCGCCTGCGCGAGCTCCACATCCATGCAAACGCCTCGGTCGTTGATCTGCTGGTCACGATGCCATAGCGCCAGCTCTGCACCCTTATAATTCCACTTCGGCAGGCGCTTATGCACTTCGCGCATAGCCTCGATATCCAGCCCGGCGTAAGCTACAAAGCGCCGCCATTCTTCCGGGTGGGTTTTGCTGGTGGCCCGGCGCAGTTTGCTGTTCTTTGGTCGTGGCTTACAGAACAGCTGGATCAGCGCTTTACCTTCTTTGTCCTTCGCCTTGTCCTGAGGGACGCCCAGAACCTCGCATAGCGCACCCAGCGCGCCGGGGAGGCCGTGAGCCAGCGCCTGCACCATCGTGTCACGCCAGCGCGTTACATCAGGAGCAAGCCGCGGTATTGCATGGCGCAGCACCGTGCGGTCGAAGTGCGAATTGTGGAAATAAAGCAGGATGTCAGGGTCACGAAGTGCGACACGCAACGGCTCCGGTATTGGCTCGCCAGCGGTTAAATCCCATACACGTACAGGTCCTTCATTGATAGCCCAGGCGATCAGCATAACCTCGACACCTTCCGCATAAGCGTGCGTGCCGTTCGTGATGGGTATCTCGCAGTAGGTTTCCAGGTCGCCCCAGAGAATGGTTTCAGACATAGATATTCCTCGCGGGTGCTTTGCGAAAAGGGACGCTCTTTGCAAAACACCCGGCGCGTGGCCGGGTGAGTGATGGGTTAAACCAAATCGGAAGCGTCTGCACCTTCGCTGATGTCGTCGAAGTCGTCGGTGGTTGCCACTCCGCCGCCGCTGAATGCATCGCCATCTTTGAAGAACTGGACGCCACCCAGAGAGAAGCCAATACCTTTCCCTTTGTTGTCATACGCGTACACGGTCACCGTTGCGTTGACGAAGCAGCCGGAATAAGGTCGCCCGTCAGCAGCAACCAGAGGGGAACGGTCGCGATCAATGACCAAAGGTCTGGCTTTGTTTGATGCCGCTAAGAACATGTGGCCTTCAAAGCCTTCATACTCGGATTTTGTGTCACCGTCGCGATAACCGGCACGGTTCGGGATATGCTTGATAGACTCCAGGATTTTCTCGTACTTATCGCCCCAGGCATCTTTTGCAACTTTACGAACAGCCGCCCAGATTTGTTTATCAAGTTCACTGTTTTTAGGGATCAGGAAGGTGTCACGGAATTTGAAGTTTCCGTCTCCTTCGAAGTCAGTGGCTTCAAACAGATTACAAAACGCATGACGTACGCCATTCAGTTTAATTTTCATGGGTATTTCCTTAATCAGATGAGGTCAGCGGCGAGCGCGTCGTCGGACACGTCGTCGAAATCGTTAACAGGGTTGATATTGAGCGCTGGGCGCGGGTCGGATTCGGGGGCGACGGTAGGCTTACCGTCTGCGCGGGTGATCAGCGCTTCGACTTTCGGCCAGCGGCGAGGGCTGGCCTTTTTGATAAGCTTCTCGGCTTTGGTCGGGCTGATCAGCTTAAGGTCGAAAACCTCCTCAGTTTTATAGCGGAACTGGTCTTTCAGCAGCGCGCGGGCGGCTTCTTCATCGCTCCAGGCACGATTACCCTGTTTGCCGGTAACCAGCTTAAAGCCCGGTACCGGATGCCCGGCGTTCAGCTCACTGTTCACCCGGTCGCAGACCGCTTTGCAAAAAGACTCAATCAGGCCAACCTGGCTGTAAATATCAGCCAGCTGTTCGGCAGTCAGAAAAGGCACGCGTTTAACGGCCTCTGCGAGTTGCTCGCCCACTGGCTGGGTCAGGTCGACAAAATCGTCTTTCACATCGTTAAGTCTGGCCTGCGCCTCAGCGGTACACAGACCACCTTTTGCCTTGCAGAACCGGCATTGTTTTTCGCCGGGGGTGAAGTTTTCCAGCGGCAGGGTTTCGACCCCTTCGCAATCGGCGATGTTGAACATCACGATCACACTGGCTGCCGCTTCCTGTGCCCGTTCGCCGAACGTCTGGAGCTCTTCCACCGTCAGGGCCCACTCTGAAACGTGGTTAAGCCGCGGCTGGTGGATGAACAGGCGCACCGTCTCGAAGTCGTACAGCATGCTGAACTGTTCGAGCGCGCCCAGGGCATACAGCTGCAGCTGCTCGTTCTGCTCGGCATCGACGCGCACACCCTTACCGTATTTCAGGTCGTGGATCTGCAGCTCGTTGCCCGCGATGATTACGCCGTCGGCGGTACCAAAGGACTCTTCTACGCCCACGATATGGGAGAAGTCGACACGCTGCTCGACCAGCAGCTCATTGCCCTGCGACAGTGCCCAGACGGTGTCGACGTAACGGCCAACGGCTTCGACCATTTCCTCATCTACCTGCGGGCCGGAAGTATCATCCGGGTTCTCAGCAAGAGGATAGGAGCCGAGGAACATCGCGACGTTGCAGCCTGCATAGTGCTCCGGGTGATTCTGGCGGTTGCGCAGAACCTTTTCGGCAAGCGCATGCGCTGCGGTCCCTTCTTCTGCGAATGAGGAACTTTTATCCGGTTGAGTGGCCTCCAGCGCCAGGCTACCGGGGCAGCGCATCCACCGATGCGCTGAAGACGGGGAAAGTCGTGCATGAACGTCTGGCATAATTAACCCTCCAGCGCTTTTTCAGCCTGAGCGATCACATCTGCGAGGTTCTCATCAGCAACTTCGCCGAGCTTTTTGGCACCCTGTTTATCCAGAATCGCCACCGCTTCGGCGCGGTAACCACCTTTCGCCAGCTGGAGGATCATTCCTTCTGCCTGTTTACGCAGCGCCGCAAAATCGGTCTGTTCGCCAGCATTATCGCCAGTGATATTCCCGGCATCGTCACCCGTTTCGGTGCCGCCTTTTGCCGCGTTTTTACGCGCAAAATCTTCCTGCAGCTGGAGGTACTCAACGCGGGTGATCTCGACATGGCCCTTTTTAAGCAGTTCGTTCAGTTTGCGTAAGGTGTGAAGCTCGCTGGCGGCGGAGCCATCAACGTTTTTGCAGTAGAACGGCCCTGTGCGTTCTTCATCTTTGCTGTCCGCCTTCTTCGGCTTCACTTCATGACGACCGTCTGCTGGGGCATCAAGAAGGCGCTCGGCAAATTCACGGCGTGCCGCGATGGTTGGTAAAACGTCCCAGAAACGCAGGATGTTACGCGACAGGTCAAGTAACGCTGGCTTGTTCAAATGACCTGCTCGTTTAACTCCTTGCAGGGCGCTATCCAGGGCGTCGATC